TCTGAAGTCTGAATACTGTTGTGCCGGTAGAAGTATTTAAGTTTTCTACCCTTACTCGAACATAAGAACTTACTGCTTGTACGGTTATACCAAATCCAACATTAGCTTCTGTATTAAAATAATCACTTATATCCCAATGAGGACCTGTTGGAGTAGTATCGGGAGATTGCTCTACATAGACTCTGCAGTTCTGATCGGCATAAAGTGAAACTTGTATTCCAGCTATTCCTAATGTACTGTCAGGAAGTCCTGTAAAAGTAGCCCCTGCAGCAATATTTCCTGTAGAACTATTTAATGTAGAAGCTACTACGTCTTGTTTAATATGTGAAAAATATGACATTGTTTATCTCCTTAGTAAATTCTCCAAACTGCACCATTGCTATATAGATGAATAGCTGAACCAGGAGGAATATCTTGGGTTGTCTCTCCTTGAATTGTCTCTGTCCCAGTAACATAAATATCAGCAGGAGAAGTATTATCTATAATAAGCTCTCTCCCAGTATTACCAATAGCTGTATAAAGAGTAATTATCTTTCCGAGTGTGTTAACATCCAGTATTCTATCAGATGTAAGAGCAGTATAATCTGTACTGATAGTTTTAACTGCTTGAAGAGCAGGACTTCCCATTGTAGCTATTATAGATCCAGTCGTTGGATCTGAGAAAGTAACTGTAAAATCATTTACAGTATTATTCACAATACTTGCTGGAGCAACAATAGTTCCAGTAGAACTAAGTACTTGAACTAATGGATAAGTTCCAAAATTATGGACTACATTAACTGAAGTCTGAGAACTAAATGAAGTTAAAGAATAATTTGCTGGGACTCCTCCACCTCCACCAGCAGGAATAGTCCAGTTTCCTGTTCCATCAAAATATTGTGAAGAATTACCAGATAATTTTGGTATGAAACCATGTCCTGTAGAAGTAACATTCCACGTAGCTACATCATTTAGAAATAAATTATCTTCCTGAACAGGAAAGTATGCATCTACATATTCTTGAGTAGCAATAGTTCCATTAGCATTTGGAGTTGATAATGTTCTTGCTGTACCAGTACTTATAGGAGACAATTGAAATTTTAATGTTTTTGTTGGATCTACATTATCGTACAATTCAAAGGCATCATCATCAAAGACAGTTCCACCTCCACCACCACCCCCTCCTCCAGCAAAGGCCACTTGCACGGTTCTCCAATCTATATAGGGTGTTCCCTCTGTATCAACGTCTACTATTCTTGCTTTTACAGAATTGCCAAATGTATTTCTAGTTTCAAAAACAAAAGTGGCAATAGCTTTTACTTCTGGGGGAATAATAGCCAGTCCTTGAGCATTAGATATTTCTGTGGCTGCTCCCGCTGCTGCTAAGACTGCAGTAGTATAAGTATTCTGACCAATAAGAGCTAATACTCTCTCAGAAATAGTATTACTATTATTAGCTATAATATGACAGTTTACAAAATCTCCGTTAGCAACTTCGGAGATCACAAAGTCGAGACCACTTAATGTATTATAAGCAAGTCTTCCTGATCCAGTTGTAAGGACACTGAAACCAGCATTAGTAATAGTTCTTAATACTGGAGCAGAGTATGTCCCATCGAGATAAACAATTTTTAATCCAGTTGTTGCTCCAATAGTAGAAGTTGCAAAAGTTAGATCTTCATCACAGACACTCCCAGAATCTATTCCAAACTGGGCGTGACTATCTAAGCTACCATCACCAGAAGTATCATATGTATTAGGAGCCAGTCCAGTTAGATAACGAAACTTAAGAATTTTATGAATATAGGAATGCGTTATTGGATTCATACCAATAGTATGCAGTTCATTCCCTAAAAAACGATGAATCCCACTTTCCGCATCCCAATAAACATAAGCTACTGTTGGATTAACCTTTATAATATTATCAGTCTGGGAGATTGTTGGGTTTTTTAAATATGTAAGGACTCCATAATTATAATAGATTAAGAATAATCCTTCTTCATTTGGAATTTGAATAGAATCTGTTGTTTTTTCGTATTTATCACCATACTGATAAAAAGAGAAATAAGTTGCAGGAGCTATGGGGGATATGGTTAATGTTCTATCTGGAGAAGTATCAGAAAAAGCAATACTTGCTAGATCATACCTACTAAATCCAGTATTGATAGTTTGTTCAACTGATACCTCTGGAACATACACATCAACTATAATTATTCCCTCGGTGGCACTAACTTTTTTTATAGCTCCTACTCTAATAGCATAAGACCCACCTTGAGGTTGAGTAGCAGTTAATTGCCCAGGCGTATCAGAAAGATAAACGATACCCCCTGTACTAGAAATAGAAAGTGTATCAAGAAATCCGACCTCTCCTAATCTCGTAACATATCCTGTCTCATTGTGAGCTATCTCGTGTGTAACAAGTCCGACAAACCTGCATTTTTCTTTTTCAGATGCGTCAGCAAGACCAACCAAAACTTCACCATCGATGGTGCTTGTTCCTGCAGGATATACCGCCGTCCCATTTGGAATTGTCGATCCTGTCTCATTTTTAACTCTAATAAGAAATTCCTGTCCTAAGTTTACAGTGACATCCGGTTCTTCATTGTAATACGATATTGCATGTTTTGTTCTGTCATAAAATAGTCGCCCTTCTAAATGGGAAGGATTAGCTAAATTATTGTTAACATCTATACCAGCAAAATCCACAATATCCGTGGATGCCATATTTTGATTGATAGTATCTAAATTTGATTTATTGGTATGCGTATGTTCGTTTGTAACTGCCCCATCCCATGCAGATTTTTCTGCATCAGTTGGTAAATGGTATCCCGAAGATATTCCTATTCTTGCTCCTGCTCCAAAGACTGCACTAGTTCCACCAGTTACAGCCAATCCTGTTGAAGCTGTAAGATCTCCTGTAGAACCACCTCCTCCACCAGAAACAGCATTCCAATCTGCACTAGTTAAGCCTGTCGCTACCCACATTATATCATGCACGGTATCTGCATATAATTCCCCAATAATAGTTGGAGTTTGTACTCCCACAGGAGAGACAATTCCTGTAGTTACTCGTGATATGTGTAGGTTATTTCCTACGAGTTGACAATGACGTGGCATAGCTATTTCCTATTTAACATGTGGTTACAACATTTCCATCGTTATCAGTAATGACTAAATAAAGCTCATCTCCTGTATATAAGTCTTGATCAATTCCACTTATTACTATGGAGGCTGTAACTATTGTATCAGGATTGAAGTTCCTAGTTAATTCAATCTTAGGTCCAAATGTATAAACTGAATCCATGATAATACCTTAATATTCTAGGTATAATTTCTTTCCCAATCAGAAGTATAAATTATCATTGCTTTAACTGCAGCTGTACCAGCACTTCCTTCTGACATGGAGATATGTTCAATAGTAACACCACTACCTTTATTATCTTCCTCAGAGAGCCATGTATTTACAGCTGTTTCTAAAGCAGCAGATGTCGCTCCTGTAATGATTTTACACTGTGACATTTTTATTCACCTCTTTTAAACTTAACAAGTCCATGATCTGAGTATAGATCTATATGAATTTCTTCAACATTTTCTATTGAAGAATCAGATGCTATTTTAATAAGAACTTCTTCGAGAGCTTTAAATTCATCTGAACCTTTCTCAAAGAATATTGCAGATTTCTTTTTCTTTACAGATAAAGGACCTGATTTTCCAGGACCATGCTGGCCAGTAGGTTTGTCTAAGTATTTACCTGGGATCTTGTCTATAATAGTCCTCATAATATATTCTTTAGGTTTCTTATATTTCTTTCCACTTTGCTCTATTCCTTTAATCATATCAGTGACTTTTTTAGGAGCACCTTTTGACTTAAGATCCTTTACCCATTTCTCAGGGCTTTTAGCTGCTGAACGATCACTCATTTTTAACCCCCTTAGTTATATTTGCTTCTACGTATGGAATAACGTCATTTCGTCTACTAACTAAGATAACGTCTCCAGGTTCTAATTTAAGTAATTCAAATTTTCTTTTGCTTCCTAATGAAGCTTTCTGAATAGTAGCACCATCTACATCAACTGGTTGGAAAATAGCAATTGGAGTTATTTTTCCAGTTGCTCCGGTAGTCCAATCAATTCGTATCAATCGTGTCTTTTTTGTTTCTGCTACAAACTTATAGGCCATAGCCCAATTAGGATGATGCCCACTTTCTCTTGGAAGTTTATTTTGATCATCAAGCTTATTGATTTTAAGGACAACACCATCTATAACATAAGGAAGTTGTTCTCTTTTTTTCTCTACGTATTCATTATAAATTTTCTGAATATCATCAAAAGATCCAATCTTTTCATAAGTAATAACATTCGTAGCAATAGTTTTTAATGTTCTTATCTTTTCTTCTTCGCTTCTAACAGGAAGACCTACAATATCATATGCTACAAATCTAAGATATTTAAGATCTTCTTGATTGGCTTTTCTATTTATAAGTCCTGCTGCCATATTCCGTAATGACTTTCCATCTTTTAATTCAGTATCCTTAGGTAAATAAGCTTCTCCACGGATTTCTATTTCTGTATCAATTGGGATTTGTTGTGGAATATCTTTAACATATTTCTTAAGATGAGAAACATTTTTACCAATTTCTCCATCTCCTCGGGTAGCTATATATTTCAATTCCCCATTTTTATATTTACAAGTTATAGAAACTCCATCAACTTTTGGTTGACTAAGTATATCTACTGGAGAACTCGTAAAATATTTATTTGCCCATCTTCTAACATCCGAGGCTGTCCTGGTATTCTGTAAGGACATCATTCTTTTAGAATGTTTTATCTTTTTACCGCCTTCAACAGGAGCTCCAACTTGTTGAAAGTATGGATTGTTAGGATCAAGACGTTTGAGTTCTTGTTCAAGGCGATCAAATTCTTCATCAGAGATTATAGATTCTCCATTGTAATAGGCTTCTCTTGCTTTCTGGAGAAATTCTGTTAACTCTTTAACTGTCATTCTTTTTCAGAGTTCCTTTAATATAGATATTATTCTCAACAAGAATATGTAATGTCCCTACAGCAAAACCATCTATTATTTGTTCATCTGTCATTTTCTTAAAATCAATATTCATTTCTCTCTCTATTATATGATTCCATTCATGTATTAAATAACGCCAGACTTCTGAAAAAGGAAAACCCTTTCCCCTAAATAACCTAATCTCCATTTTCTCAAAGTCTACCGATCCAAAAACAGCTTTTTTCTTTTTCTCTTTATTCTTATTATACGAATCGACATTCTCAAGTTTTCGGCAGTACACTATTCTATAGGTCTTCGAGAATACTGTAATCTGCTTCGGAAGAGGAAGCCGTTTCTTTGTCATGACTCACCTAGAATGGCAATTTAAATAGTATCTTCTTATACTTATCCAAATATGTTTGATCCTTCTCTGGTAATCTCTTCCCAATATATTCATGAAATTTCTTTGATGGTAGATTATTTATATCCACCACAGCATACAAATCAGACAATCCTTTCTTTGATATTTTATCCTTCAGCTCTTTATATAAAAATTCCCCCCATCCTTTTCTCCTCTGACCAGGAACAACTCCTATGTTTGTGCAATATCTTCCATCTTTTGATTTAAAATATCCCACAATTCCAATAGGCTTCTTTTGATCTCCACGATCTGTATAAGCAATATAATATTTATAATCAGTTCTAGGATCTGTTTCCCAAACAGCTGGATATAGAAAACCACCGATGCTATCAAAGACTTCCATGTGATGTTGATTTTCTTTATTAAAATCTAATAAATGAACACCTGGATAATTAGTAGAATACTTTAATAATGCTTCTATGTTTCTTAGTCCAACAAATGATGATTTCTTACTTAATATCTTTTGTAATTTCTTTATACTATTCTCTGCAGAAGTGTGAAGAATTCCTATTCCACCTGCTTCCTGCCACTTGGAAATATTCTTTGGCATATCATCTATGAGAACAGAATCTTTATCAGCATACTTTTCTTTTTTTGTTGTTACTATTACAGGAACATCACCAATCTCTTTTTTTAACCAAGCTAATTTATCCTCTTTACAATGCTTAACCGGAGCTGGCTTTGTTAATATTGTTGGATTATGATCCTTAACAAAATTCCAGAAGTCTTTTCCATCAGGCATCCATTCCATATACTTCCAAAAATTATCTACTTTTGAATTAATTAAATGCCACATAGCATTCTCAGAATACTTTTCTACAAAGTCATCTGCAGATCCATGTCCTAATTTCTGGAACTCTTTATCAAAATCAGAGAGAACTCCGTCTTGATCAACATAAATCTTCATTACTTGGCGTCTCCAAGAAGATCATCAAGGTCTTTAAAATTAGAAAAGTCTTTAGCAACTAATTGTCTTTCTCTTGTAAGTTCAGGAGGAAGAACCTTTTCAATCCTATTTACTAATGAATTAATAAACATTCTTTTATTTGAGAAGTTCTCCTCAAATAAAGCATCGCTCATTATACTATAACAAAGATCCAGAGCTTTATTTAAAAAAACAGCATCTCTTTTATTAGCCTGAAGATGATTCTTGTTTTCAGAAATATATGATAATATAGTTTCAACACTAGGTGCGAAGAATTCTTGAAGTAATTTTAATTTTTCTTCAATTCTTCTTGTACGATAATGTATTTCATCCTCATCATCAGGAAGATAAACCATTTCTTCAAGAGCCATTCTTATGAGATAATCATAAAATCTTTCCATAGAATCCTCAGGCTATATATAATTTAAAACATTAAGAATAGATATTAACTCAACATATCCTTTGTTAATTAATAAGTCTATCATCTCTTTATTAAACTCTATGTCATATGTAGCTAACAAAGTAATTAGTTGTTGCATATAAGTTACTATTAAGTATCTATCAAAGTATTCCGTGCCATTCAGAAAGTCTGGTCTTAATAATTGATCTATTGTTTTAACATATGAATCATGTTTTTCAATAAGCCAATCTACTTTTTCTGAATCTGAAAGATTATTTACTCTTTCTATATCCTTTTTTAAATCTTCTTCTTGCTTTACTAATATCTTTTCTAATGTTTCTTCTTCTTTCTTAACTTTTTTTTCTTCTACTTTATCTTTATTTTTTTTAGCATCCCTACGTTCTTTCCTTATAAAGCTATTAAGTTCTCTTTTGACCTCTGCTCTAATTTGGTCTATTGAACTTAAGACAAGCTCATCAGTATCTTTAACGTGCTTTTGCTTTCTCATTATTCCTATCCTTTAAAAGTTCAGAAAGACCTTTCAGTCCTTCAAAAGGAAAATAGCCACCTTTATGAGCATGCATATCCTGGAGGTGACTCTTAGCTTCAGATTCTGTTTTATGTGAAGATAGTATCTTCCCAGTCTCATGAGATTTTATAACCCACGGAGCACTTTCCCCTTTAGAATTTTTATGTCCTGGGACATTTACAACATAAGACTCTTTAACTCTATCTTCCATAGTTATCTCTCCTCTGGGGGTATATAAGGAAGATCCAATGCTTCAAAGATTTCCTTTTCAGTTCCTCGAGCTATTGGAGTTCCTGATTTATCAAAGAGACCATATCTATTAAGTTTATAGCCTCGTGATTTTGCAATTTGTCTTAGATAAATAACGAAATGATTTGAACCAGAGAAATAAAGAAGAGCAGCCCCCCAGTTATCTGTTGAAGCAGATCTCAGATTTATTCCTATCTCATTAAAATTAAAATCTATCTCGCTTTTTCCTTTTCTTAGTATTTCATCTGCCATTGTATCTACAAGCTTTTCCCATTTGGTAAATTGTTCAGAAAGAATAATGGCATCAATATCTTTTATATATCTTACTTTTCTTCTCACACTTCCAGTTACTGTATATTTTAATCCAGCATCATCAGCAGCATCAAAAAAGTCTTTTGTCTTTTGAAGTATTTGTTCTCTAGTATATTTCCTTCTAGGATCTCTCTTTTGTCTCATCCTCTCAAGTTTTTCTATTTGTCCTGTATCTATAAACTCTTCTATCTCTTCAGCTATATCTCTTCCTACACCAGGAATATCCCTATAATCTTCAAAAGAAGTAAGAGGTTTATCAAGTTCTTCTATAGCACGACTTGCTTTTTGATAAGCTGTTCCTTTCCAGATATTATCTTGAAGATCAGAAAGTTCTTTTAAAGCTTGAGCAACATCTTGATTAATCTTAATAGCTGCTCCATGTTTAAGAAGAGTATCTAGAGATTTTAATCCACTAAACATCATTATTTCTCCGCTTCCTCAGGCTCCATTTCTTTTTCTTTTTTGAGTTTTGGATCTACATAATCTTTCTTTTTATCTTCCTCTGGACTTACATTATTTTTCTTTTTAAGATCTTCTTCCATTTTAAGAAGAGCATTGTAATACTCTTCTTCCATTCCTTCTTCAGAAAGATGATCATTATTTATTTTCTCAGCAAGGATCTCTACAATTTCTTCTGGAAGATCAGTACCTTCAAAGTGTTCTTTTTCAACTTTAATACCTTTTTCAGTTTGATCTTCTGAAAAATCCTTATTCTTATTATCTGGAAGATTTGATTTTCCTTCCCCAATAAAAGCTCCAAGTATTCTATAAACTTCTTCTTCAAGTTCATGAGGATCAATATTTTCTTTTTCTGCAAAAGCATGAACATCATTGTCATCAGGTGCTGGATTTTCTTTAAAAAAACCAATGACCTTTTCAAGTATAGGAGTAGAGCCATCAACAGCAATCTTATTCCAGATTTCCTTTTCAGAAGCCATTCCTCTCATTCCAGGAGCTCCAATCATACCAGGATTATTAAGAACCCTTCCACCACCTTCTGTCACAGGATTAGGCATCCTATCTTTTATAGATGTTGTATCTTTAGAAAAATCTCTTACATCTCCAGAATCAGGAGATTCCCTATGATGAATAAGATAAGCTGCAAGATCACGAGATAAAGTATCTTCATCTCCTGTACCTTTAGTAAGAAGCATACTTAATCTCTCACGAAGATCCGAATTTAAATCTAAATTATCTGAAAGTTCTTTTATTTTCTCTTCCATAGGGCGTTCTCCCTTTTGAACATTACTTAAATTTGTCATTATTTTATTATATGTAGAAGCATCCAAAGTTTTATCTGATAACCCAACTTTAATTTTTCTATGAAATCTATAGATATCTTGAAGAGTAATAATCATTGAATTTAATTTTTCATGAAAGTAAGAATCTTCAGCTTGTTTAAGTAATACGCTAATGGAAGGAATACCTAAAAACATTATTGTCCCCATCCTAATTCTTTATCGGATTTCAATATTAATTCAACAGTAGAAGGTCCTATAAAATAAATTCTTACATGCCAAACATCTTCTTCTATATAGAGACTATCCCCAGAATTTAAAGTCTTAGCTCCTTTAATGGGTTGTGATAGAATATATCCAGGCTTGTTATAACAAACACGGACAGATCCTCCACCAACAACATCTATTAATGTATATTTGAATGATTGCTTTAAAGTTGTTCCAAAGTAATCAATAGAGCCATCATTAAAGGTAAGGTCTGTATATGTTCCTCCAACCGTTCCAGGAGCTACCAGGAAGGCCATAGTAACGAATTTATCAGTTGGAGAGAGTCTTTGTATAGGCCTAGTCATAGAACATACCTTTATTATAATAATTCTATAAAACTCACGAAAATTAAGAAAATAACCGACAAAAAGACCAGTTTATAAAATAAAATCTCCAAAAAAAGGAGATTCTAAAACTGGCACAAATAATAAGATTTGTAAGGTTATTTCCCTACATTTGGAATAACATTTCCTCGAACTATAAAATCTTTACCAAAAATTTCACTTGCTCCTGGGTTTGCAGATCCAAATATAGTAGCTTCCTGACCAATCATTCTCTGCATTTGAAGAGATTGAATATATAAACCAGCAGATCGAACAGAAGAAAATCTCTCTAGTTGAGGTAACATGAAATGATCTTTCATGCCTTGATTTATAGAATCATTATAAACTGTCCAAACAACACGACAGACTGCGTCAGCTAAGTCTTTACTACCAGAAGGTGGGTGTTCTACTTTATATTTACCCCCAGCTCCTCTAACAGTATTAAGTTGTCTTAGTTCAGAAACAAGTTTTTGATTATTAGGAAGTTCAATCATTCCACTATAAATAAGCATTTTAAGAGCATCATACATTTCAATAGTTGCTCCAAGCTTTTCAGTATACATACCCTCTGAGAATAAACGTTGAATACTTTCTACGCTATTCCACTGGTCAAATATAACTTTATTAACATAGAAATATTGTCCAAGAGTACGTATTGCTTCTTCAACATTTTGAAAAGAAACAGTTATTCTATCAACCTTATTAGGTTTCCATTCTTCTACAAGATCAATAAATATTTTATATTTCTTTATCTTTTCAATTTTACCAGTAGGACTTGGAACATCCATCATAACTTCTTCGCCATGACCCATAGCAACAACAAAGCTATCTCGGATTTCACCCTGGTCACAACATATTACATATCGTTGTATCCTATCAGTTTTCTGAGGATACATCTTTTTCCCAACATATCTGCGTATTTCTAATCTATCTGGAGTATTTAGTTCTTCCTCAAAGTAAGTATCTTCAAATAAAGCAACAGGTTTCTGGATAGAATTAACACTTGCTTCTATCCTTTCAGGATATTCAAAATAAGGAGATAGTGCATTAGGAGGAATTGCCCAATAGTCACGCATACAAGCAGTAGGGTTTTGTGATCTTTCAAGAGCAAAACTTCCTTCAGTAAAACCACTAGGATTTTCTGTACTTCTTGGATTAAACTCAAAGGATGTATAATTATAAGCTATCATCCTGTCAACTTTTGTAGGATACTTAGATCTTAGAAGGTTAAGAATATTTCTATTCATACCACACTTAAAATCTTTAGCCATGTATAAGAGTTGCATTCCAAAATCATCTTCATACATTGGAGAAGTGGTAACAACAGTTTTACTAAATGGAAAGAGATTCTTAGTTGAACGAGATGCTGTGTAGAAAACAGCATTAGCAGTACGTTTTTCTGTTTGATCTTGAATTGCTCCCTGGACGATATCAGCTCGAGAAATCTCTTCAAATGAAACAAAGAAAGCAGTTAGACCAGCCAAGGATTGTGAGTTTGAATGTAAGCTGAGTACTTCCAAATTCTTTTCAGGAAAATAAATTCTTCTTTGAGTTTGAACAAACAAAGATTCTTTTCCAGTTACGAGCTCTCTTTCTCTTAACCATCCAATATACTTTCTCCACCAAGGAGTACTATTTATGATATTCTCAAAAGAAGAATAAGCTGTTTGTTTACTTTGTTGTTCTGAGTTAGCAACAAAACTTCCTGATAATTTATAATGAGGGACCTGTCCTAATTGAGCAGCAGGATCTTCCATAGCTAATAACTTATGTAACAAGAAAGAAGCAATAACTGAATTAAGAAAACTTTTTCCGGCCCTCATGCCTATGATAAGAATAGATGTATCGTATTTAGGAAATCCTTTTTCATCAACAGAAAAAAGATCTTCTATGACTGTCCTTTGAAGAGGTCGTAATTTATATTGTAAGTAACCTTCTATATATTCAAAAGGATCTTCTGTAAAAGGAACTGGGCAACGAGTCTCTTTTTTAAAGAAGGTTTGATGTGGTTCAAATTCAGAAGCTTCTGGTTTATAATTACTATCTCGAAGCTTATCTCCTAGACCCATTATTTATTTCCTTTCATTTTCTTGATAGTTTCAAGAACCTTATTCACAATAGCATCCATAGAAAATGATTCAGATCCTGTAGTTCCATTTTCAGATACTCCTGTTTCATTCTTTTTCTTTCCTCTCTGTTGAAAGAGATAAGTAATAGCACCTCCGAGAGTTATCAAAAGATAATAAAAAGAATCAGAAAATCCTTTCATACTTTCAGAAGATAGTATCCCTGTAGTTTTATCATAAACTTTTACTGT